CAATTCCAAGAGCCAGCTAGCCAAGCTGCTTGCTGCTGAAAACATCACTGTTCAGCATGTTGCTGGCCAGAAGACTGCTTGGTTTGATGTGAAGAGCCGCGTTCTGTCTCTTCCAATCTGGAAAGAGATGAGCGTGGACCTTTACGATATGCTTGTCATTCACGAAGTTGGTCATGCTCTTGACACTCCGAATGATGCTTGGGCTAAGGCTCTCAAAACTCTTGGTGAAAAGTACAAGTCTACTGGCAATGTTAAGGGCTTCATGAACATCATTGAAGATGCTCGTATTGACCGCCGCCAGAAGATTCGGTATCCTGGCTCTCGCCGCAACTATGTCAAGGGTTACAAAGAACTCATTGACCAGAACTTCTTTGGTACTGTTGGTGAAGATGTGAACAAGTATGGCTTCATTGACCGTGCTAACATCTACTTCAAGGGCGGTGCCATGTTGGGCATCAAGTTCACTTCTGAAGAAAAGGCTTTTCTGAAGAAGATGGACACCACCGAGACCTTTGATGATGTTGTCGCTCTGACTGATGAAATCTATGCTTGGGCCAAGGCCAAGAAGCAGGAAGAGATGGAGCAGCAGCATGACGATATCATGTCTGAAGAGTTTGAATCCGAAGATATGGGCTTTGATGCTGGTGACAGTAACGATTGGGAAGATGATGATGACATTGATGCTGATGACGCTGATGCTGATGCTGACGGCGATGACGAAGGTGATGAGGCCGACACCGAAGAGACTGACGGTGAAGGTGATGAAGAAGCCGACGGTTCTTCTGATGAAGAAGTAGAGTCCAACAACGGTAAGAAGACCTCTGGGCATGAAGACGGTGACAACACCGAAGAGCCTGAGGCCAAGACTGAAAAGGCTTGGGAAGACCGTGTTGAAGACCTTCTAGCTAACGGTGATACTGTCTATCACTATCTCAAGCTGCCTGAGTTTGATATGTCCAAGATTGTCACTGGTCAGAAGGAGGTTCACTCCGCTGTTGCTGCTCAGTACCGTCAGTACTATCCTTCTCTTATTGAAAAGGTTACTGATGAACTGACCAAGTTCAAGTCTGAAGAAAACCAGAACATCTCCTTCATGGTCAAGGAGTTTGAGATGAAGAAGCGGGCTGATGAATATGCTCGGACTTCAATGAACAAGACTGGTGTTATTGATGTGAACAAGTTGTTCTCTTACAAGTACAATGAAGATTTGTTCCGTCGTAATAGTGTGGTTCGCACTGGTAAGAACCACGGCTTCGTGATGTTTGTTGACTGGTCTGGTTCAATGTACAACAATCTTGAAAAGACCATGAAGCAGTTGTTCAGTCTTGTCTGGTTCTGCAAGCGTTCTGCGATTCCGTTTGAAGTGTACAGCTTCCGTAATCCTCGCCACGATGAAGATGCTCAGGCTCGCCACACGAAGGGTGAAGGCATTCTCAAGCCTGGCGCTAAGGTTGTTCTCCGTGAGTTTCTGAACTCTAACATGGCTATCTCTGAGATGAATGCCGCTATGGTCAATCTTCTCTGCTTGGCCAAGCAGTGGATTGGTGGTGGTGTTGAGCCAATGACTGGTACTCCTCTTCTTGAAGCTATGACGATTGCTCCTGAAATCATTGAAGCGTTCCAGAAGAAGAACCGCGTTCAGATTGTGAACACCATCTTTCTGACTGACGGTGCTGGTGGTTCTTTTCAGACTCCTGATACCACTTACATGGAATTCGGTAAGAAGAATGTTTTGATTCTTCAGGACGCCAAGACTGGCAAGAGTTATGAAGTGTCTCGTACCACTCGCCAAAGCCGTTGGTTACCCTACGCAACTCTTCATCGGATTCTTCTTCAGCGTATCAAGGACCGCACTGGTTGTAATGTGATTGGCTTCTATCTCGCCAATGGTACTTTCATCAAGGCTTACCGCGATATCACTGGTTCTTACAATAAGGGTGGTGAAGCCTATGATACGGCTCGCAAGTCCTGGCGTAACGAAAAGTTCTTTGAAACCAACGGCATCGGTTATGACTCCTTCTATGTTGTTGACACTTCTTCAATGAAGAACCATGCTGATGATTTGGAAGTGAACTCTTCAATGACCAAGGCCAAGATTGCCAAGAACTTCTCCAAGTTCAATAGCAGCAAGAAAATCAACCGTGTGCTTCTGCGAAACTTTATTGAAAAAATCGCCGCATAGGGGTTGACAAACGATTCCGAATCGTTTATGATGTTTATATAGAGTGAGAAAAGAGAGAAAGGTTCTACACTATGTCTAATCGTGAAAGTTTCATGACCGCCGTCCGTAATGAGTATGGTGACATTGAGGTTATCAGTCGCCAGCAGGTCAAGGCTCTTGTAGCCAAGACTGGCGTGAAGCATCCTACTTGGTTGACCAAAGATGCTGACCGCCGTGCTGGTCGCGGTCTCTACTCATTGAAGGAGACTGTATCAGTTAAGGTCACTGCTCCTGCTCCAGCTTCTCCTCATCCTGCTCCAGTTGCTGTGGCTGCTTCTCCTGCTGCTATTGACCTCTATGTTCCAACTGGTGAAATGTCTCTGATTCCTGAAAAGGCTCAGGGTTATGTTCCCTTTGGTCACTTCAGCGATTTGCGTTCTATCATCAAGTCTCGCAAGTTCTATCCCGTATATGTGACTGGTCTTTCTGGCAACGGTAAGACTATGATGGCTGAACAGATTTGTGCTGCTGAAAAGCGTGAGTTTGTCCGTGCTAACATCACTATTGAAACTGATGAAGACGATTTGCTTGGTGGTTTTCGTCTTGTTGAAGGTCAGACTGTGTTTCAGCCTGGTCCCGTGACGATTGCGATGGAGCGTGGTGCTCTTCTTCTTCTTGATGAAGTTGACCTTGGCTCTAACAAGTTGATGTGTCTTCAGCCTGTTCTTGAGGGTAAGCCAATCTATCTCAAGAAGGTCAACAAGGTCATTCATCCCGCTCCAGGCTTCAACATCATTGCTACTGCTAACACCAAGGGCAAGGGTTCTGATGATGGTCGCTTCATCGGTACCAATGTGATGAATGAAGCGTTTCTTGAACGATTCGCTATCACTATGGAGCAGGAATATCCTTCTCAGGCTACCGAGAAGAAGATTCTCAACAATGTTCTGTCTGCTTCTAACATTGAAGATACGGACTTTACCGAGCGTCTTACTCTCTGGGCCGATAGCATTCGCAAGGCCTTCTATGATGGTGCTGTTGCTGATATCATCTCTACTCGCCGTCTTGTGAATATCTGTGAAGCCTATGTCATCTTTGGTCAGAACCGTCTCAAGGCTCTTGATTTGTGTCTGTCTCGGTTTGATACCGATACCAAGTCTGCTTTCATTGACTTGTACGAAAAGTTGGATGAAACTGTTGACCAGAGCGAAAACGGTTTCTCTGATGCAAATACGTCAACTGATGAAGTTCCCTTCTAAAAGTTGACTATATAGTGTGGCAGGGGTCTTTCTCTCTTTCTCTCCCCCTGCCACACTTTCTATTTTTTTATGGAGATATATTATGGAATTACAGGTAAAAGTTGAAGATTTGCGAAAGAACAAACTCTTCATTGCTACGCCAATGTATGGCGGTAATAATCACGGCATGTATATGAAGGCTTGTCTAGACCTTCAGAACATGTGTAATCAATATGGGATTGAATCTCGTTTCTCATTCCTATTCAATGAATCGCTAATCACCAGAGCAAGAAACTATCTTGTTGATGAGTTTCTCCGCTCTGATTGCACACATCTATTGTTCATTGACTCAGACATTCACTACAATCCACAAGATGTAATTGCACTCATGGCTCTAGATAAAGATGTTATCGGTGGTCCATATCCCAAGAAGTCTATCAACTGGCGCAATGTTTGGAACGCTGCTAAGAGGGCTATGGACACAAATCCAGTTCTGAACCCTGGAGACCTAGAGGGCGTTGTCGGTGACTATGTTTTCAATCCAGTTCCTGGCACAAAGTCATTCAAGGTATCTGAGCCGCTTCAGGTTATGGAAATCGGCACTGGTTTTATGATGGTCAAGCGTCATGTGTTTGATAAGTTCCGTGAAGCATATCCAAAGTTCCGTTACAAGCCAGACCATGTTGGCCAAGCAAACTTTGATGGCTCTCGCTACATTCACGCATACTTTGATACCGTGATTGACAACAACTACACCTTTGATGATGTTCACAAGCTAATGACAAGAGCAGCAGCAGGTGAAGATGTGAAGGAAGAAGCATCCAGACTTCTAGAGGTTGAAAAGAATGCCTCGCACCGCTATCTCTCAGAGGACTACATGTTCTGTCAGTACTGGAGACGCATTGGTGGTGAGATTTGGCTTTGCCCATGGATGAAGACCCAGCATATTGGTACATACGCCTTCACTGGCGATATGCAGAGAATCGCAGCACTAACAGGAAATCTATAAGATGAAAGAAATTGACTATCGTTATAATGAAGATGAAGCTATCATGCAACTCCAAGAGTATGTTGATAGCACATATAATCAGCACTATAGCAAGAACAAGTATCAAGCTACAGAGTTCATTATTGATGCTGGTCATGGTGAAGGTTTCTGTGTAGGCAATATCATGAAGTATGCACAGAGGTATGGAAAGAAAGATGGTTATAATCGTAAAGATATCATGAAGATTCTACATTATGCCATCATTCTTTTACATGTTCATGATAAGAATATGCTTGACAAGTCGCATGAAAAGTGATATAGTTGTGAAATCATTTGATATTAACGAGGTGAAATACAATGAAGCTATCTGAAAATACAGTAAATGTTCTCAAGAACTTTGCGTCTATCAACTCTGGTGTAGTACTCAAGAAGGGTGCAAAGCAAAAGACAATCTCTCCAGAAAAATCTATTATGGTTGAGGCTGTTCTAGAAGACCAGATGCCAGTTGATTTTGGTGTTTATGATTTGAACCAGTTTCTTGGCAATGCAGTAACTCTGAACTCTCCAGATATGAAGTTCAGTGATGATGCTGTTGTCATGGACAATGGTTCATTTCAACTCAACTATTATTCCTGTTCTCAGAATCTTATTGTCTCTCCTCCCGACAAGGAGTTGACAATGGACAAGCCTGATGTTGAGTTTGATTTGAGCCGTGATGCTACAAAGACTTTGCTTCAGCTTGCAGCACTAAACAATCTACCAAATCTTTCTGTTATTGGTAAGAATGGTGATGTAAAGCTACAGGTTCATGAAAAGTCTAATGACACATCTAACTTTGCTGCTACAAAGATTGGTAGTAACTCTGGTGATGATTTTGTAGCCACTTTCAAGACTGATAATCTAAAGCTAATTCCTGATGATTATCATGTAGCAATCTCTCTAAAGGGCTTCGCCATCTTCACTAACAAGTCAGGTACTCTCAAGTACTTTATCGCATTGGAGACAAAGTAATGTATAAGACACTAATCGCAGCGGTAGTAGCAGGCACAATGCTACTACCAACTCAAGCAGAAGCTGGTCGGCGAGGCCATGGTGCTGGTATGGCTCTAGGTATCATGGGTGCCATTATCGGTGGTGCTATTATTGCTGACCAAATTCAGCGTGACCGATACAATCGGCGTGACAGATATCGCTATGTGTCCAGACAATGTGCTGACCGCTGGGGCTGGAATACCTGGCGTTGGGAGCGTTGTATGCGCCGTCGTGGATATTGATAACAGGAGAAAGATATATTATGAGCAACATTGGGCACAATCGTACCACTGTAACTGTGAACTCACTAAACGAGAATGACCGCAATCGTCTGAAGAATGCTATTCGTGAAATGAACGATAGCATGACACGGGTTGCTGCTGAACGAGACCTCCAGAAGGAGACTATCAAGACACTTCATGATGAACTTGGTCTTGATAAGAAGATGGTTCGGCGCATGGCAAGAACTTACTATAACGCAAACTTTAACAGTGAAGTTGAAGATAATAAGTCGTTTGAAGAGTTCTATTCTACTATTATCAATGGGAGTGTGACTAATCCTTGACATTTACTCCAAAATTGTATATAATGTTTGATATTCGTGATAGGAGATAATATGTCAGAACAATATTTGTGGGTAGAGAAATACAGGCCTCATACTGTTGAGGCCTGTATTCTACCAAATCGTATGAAGTCTGTGTTTCAAGAGTATGTGAAGAGTCAGAATATTCCCAATCTTCTTCTCACTGGTACTGCTGGTGTTGGTAAGACTACAGTAGCAAAGGCTATGTGTGAAGAGATTGGGTTGAACCATCTTTTCATCAATGGTTCAGAAGAGCGTGGCATTGATACTCTCAGGACAAAAATCAAAGGCTATGCGTCAACTATCTCACTCACTGGTGGGCGCAAGGTCATCATCATTGATGAGGCTGACTATCTGACTCCTGAAGCACAAGCAGGTTTGCGAGGTGCTATTGAAGAGTTCTCTGAGAACTGTTCATTTATCTTTACCTGCAACTTCAAGAACCGTTTGATTGAAGCCATTCACTCTCGCTGTTCTGTTGTAGACTTTCATCTACACAAGAATGAAAAGGCTGAAATGGCTGCTCAACTCTTCAAGAGGCTGGGTAATATTCTAACACAGGAGAATGTAAACTATGACAAGAAAGTATTGGCCAAGATTGTTGAGAGATACTTTCCAGACTTTAGAAGAACTCTCAATGAACTACAGCGTTATTCCTCTTCTGGTTCTATTGACGCTAGTGTTCTTACTCAAATTGACACACTAGGTGACTTTGATGCACTAATCAAATCTCTGAAAGATAAAGACTTTGCTACTATGCGAAAGTGGGTTGCCAATAACTCTGATGCGGATAGCAGTGTAATCTACAGAAAAATCTTTGATAGTGCTAATCAATTTCTTCAACCGCACAGTATTCCACAGTGTGTTGTTATTCTTGGTAGATATCAGTATCAATCAGCATTTGTCGCTGACCAAGAGATTAATCTTTGTGCATGTCTGACTGAAATGATGGTAGATTGTGAGTATGTCTGATTTATTCAAAGATATCATACCATCTATTCTACAAACAAAGAAGAATGTGCTTGACAATGAGAAGGATTATGTTCCTTTTGTTGTCAATAAAGCACTTTCATTTCATTACGATTGCATTCTACAAGCAAATCGTATGAATATGCTACCAAATCTACCTAGAAATCTACAATATCAATATCTCATAAATAGTGTAAGAGGCTATAAGCGCCCATACCAGAAATGGCAAAAGAGAGAAGAAATAGACAATCTTGATGCTGTCAAAGAGTATTATAACTATTCAAATGACAAAGCAAAAGAGGCTTTGAAAGTTCTATCTGATGCTGATATTAATGAGATAAAAAGAAGAACAAGAAAAGGTGGATTGAATGATAAATCTAAGCGAACTAGTGGAGGTGGTGCTTGAACACCCAGATGATTTTCTAAAAGTTAGAGAGACGCTATCCAGAATTGGTGTAGCATCAAGAAAAGATAAGACTCTATATCAATCTTGTCATATTCTACACAAGCAAGGCAAATACTACATTGTTCACTTCAAGCAGCTATTTTTGCTTGATGGTAAACCTTCAAACTTCTCAGATGATGATAAAGCCAGACTCAATACAATCGCAAATCTTCTTGACGATTGGGGTCTGGTTGAACTTGTTGACCCAGACAAGAGTGAAGAACCTGTTTGCCCAATGAATATGATTAAGATTATTGCTCATAGTGAAAAGAAAGACTGGAATTTGGTAACTAAATACACTATAGGTAGAAAAAATAAGGCAGAGTAACTATGGCACAATATCGTAAGGATACAAATAGATACCTTGGTGATGGCACATCTATCTTTGAGGTTGTTATGCTAGCCGACCAATATGGCAATGTTATTGGTCCTGCAAATCCATCTGGGATGGCTGTTGATGCATTTGGTCGTGCTAGGGTATCAAATCCTCTAACTCTATTTGATTCTTACAATAGATATGATGCAAATGGTAAATTTCATACAGCAACAGTCTCTGGTGGTTCAACAACATTTGTTGCAAATACTGCTGCACTTCAAATGAATCTTACTACAGCTAATAATGCTCAAGTTATTCGTGAATCTAAAAGAGTGTTTGCATATCAACCTGGTAAATCTCTACAGATTCTTCAGACATTTATCATGAATCCAGCTAAAGAAGGTTTGAGACAGAGAGTTGGTTATTTTAATGGTGAAAATGGTATCTTCTTAGAACTTGATGGAGATACTCTTTCTTTTGTGAGAAGAAGTAATTCAACAGGTACTCCCACAGATACAAAAGTCGCTCAAGCAAATTGGAATCTGGACACTCTTGATGGTACTGGTCCATCATCACTGACGCTTGATATATCTAAAGCACAGATTATTTTTATTGATGTTGAGTGGCTAGGTCTTGGTACTGTTAGAGTTGGTTTTGTTATCAATGGCCAGCTTATTCACTGCCATTCATTCCATCATGCTAATGAAATTGATGGTCCATATATGACAACAGCATGTCTACCTGTTAGGTATGAAATCACAAATACCGCTGAAACTGCAAACAACTCAACCTTAAAGCAAGTCTGCTCTTCTGTCATATCTGAAGGTGGCTATGAACTTAGAGGTAAGCCAAGGTCTATCGGTACACCTGCCAACACGACTGTAAATCTAGCAACTGCTGGTGTTTGGTATCCTATTGTTTCTATGAGACTAAAATCTACTCACATAGATTCAATTGTAATACCAACAAATATTTCAGTCTTGGGTGAAGGTAATGGTGGTAGAGTGAAATATGGTTTGATAGAAAATGGCACACTATCAATTGCTGGTGGTGGTACAGTTACATTTACTTCAGCTAATAATGATTCTTCTGTAGAATATAATATGAC